AATTTTAATAATAATACAAAACCTCAAGAAGCTAACACGATATTAGGTGATATAGCAAATGGTATTGTTGATTTGTGGCAAAAAGGAACTAATTATCTATCTAGACAATATGAAAAGTTTTTAGGAGATAACGATTCTGCTAGTAATTTAAAATTGCCACAACAAACTTCTGTTAATAGTAACTATGATTTAATGCCTGCATCTTATACAGGAGATACTATAAATATAGATAAAAATAAGTATATAATACCAGAATCTATAAATTTAAATGATGTAAGACTTGGTGTTAGAAATAGAGGAAGTAGAGAACAGCTAAATACTGAGGGAGCTATAATTACCAATTTTAATCCATATACACCTTTTGATAAAGTAGATAAAAAAGATAAAACTGCTACTTATATGGGAGTAGATAAAAATGGTAGATTTAAAGTTGGTACTATTGATAGTTTCTCTCAAGGTGATATGCTTACTAGAACATATGCAAATGATGTAGAATCTTTTGCAAAAGATGCTAAAGGTAATCAAATATGGAAAAATGATGCAGCTCATGGTAACGCTTCTAGAAACGTTCCAGTAATAAATGTAATAGAGAACGGTAAAACAAAACAAGGTTCTTTAAATATTTTATCTGATAAAGGAAGTAAAAGTGGAAATACATATGGTAATATAACTGGAGGAAGAGTTATACTTGAAGCAGGAGATGAAAGACGTCTTGTTAGTGGAAGTATTCAAGATATTGAAAAACAATTTAATGATATAAAACAAAGACATGGTGTAAAAACTGTTAGAATGTATGTTCTTGATAATGGTTCTTATAACAGAGGCCTAAGGACTAGAAATAGAACAATAACAAGCTCTGATTTACAACAATATGATAATCAAAATAACGGTGGTGGAAACTTTATGTATTTGCTTAATGGTTCTCAATTTGGTGAAGATGTTATACAAACTCCAAACATAAGAACTAAAAATAGTGAATCTTATAAAAAAGGACATCCTCTTGTTAATGAACAAAAAGGCGTTGTTTTACATCATACAGCTTTCGAAGAAGACGACTTAACAAATGTAACAAAACATTTGACTGACCCTAAGAGTGAGGCATCTAGTCATGTTATAATAGGATATGATGGTCATAGAAGAACTTTAGCTTCTCCTGACAAAGTAACATTTCATGCTGGTCAATCTGTTTGGAATAATAGACAAGATGTTAATGATTTTATGTTAGGTATAGAATTTCAAGGAGATACAAATAAGAAAAATCTTACAGATGCTCAAATACAATCAGCTATAGAATATCTAAGACCTATTGTTAGAAAGAATAACATAAATCTAGAAAACATAGTAACTCACGAACAGGTTAGAGCTATGTATAATGATTTCGCTAGAAAGCAAGGTATTAAAACTGCTCCAAATAAACCTGATATTAATAAGCAAAATTATGAAAGAATAATTAATGCTCTTCTTAAATCTCTATATTATAAAAAACCTAAAAGAAGTTTAGAATCTGCTGGTAAAAGAAATTAATTATGGCTAAAAGACACTTACACAATGGACGTAATTATAATACTTGGGCTGATGCTCTTGCTAATAAATGGGGAATTTCTAGAAGAGAATTGGAACAAGATGATTATGATTATAAAGGATTTTATAAAGCAAATCCAGATATGGCTTATGAAATTCTTGCAGATAAGACTGGTGCTCATTTTCCTGATACTCATAAACTTCCTACTCATCCTACATTTAGTGATGAAAGTGTTTATAGTGGAAAAAATGGAAATCCTGTTGGTGGAAGTTGGTCTGAAAATCCTTTTGCTGTACAACGTTGGACATATAAATTAAGTCCTGACCAAGTTAGAAATAATTGGAATGTTCGTAGAACTCTAGAATATGCAGGGGAAGCAGAAGACCAAGGATTTAGAGTTACAGATATGAACGGCAGACTTCCTATAATAAATGGTATAGTACAAGGTGGAGTTCTTCCTTCTGTTGCAGTTAGACTTAAACGTGAAAATGGTGGTATTCACATTGCTCCTTCTAAACGTGGAACATTCACAGCTGCTGCAACTAAACATGGCATGAGTGTGCAAGGATTTGCTAGTAGAGTTCTTGCTAATAAAGAAAATTATTCTACAGCTATGGTTAAGAAAGCTAACTTTGCTAAGAATGCAAGTAAATGGAATCATTAAAATAAAACAACTTTGGCACTTGGGTTGTTCTTAATATTAACTTAAAACTTTAAAATTATGAACAACGATATGATTATTAATAGAATTGCTAATGCTACAGGTAAATCTCGTAAAGATGTCATTCAAGCTCTTAAACAAATGAGTGCAAATCCTTATATTAAAAAGCAACTTAGAAATTCTAATAGAAACTACAAATAACTTGAGTGCATTCCCAAGTTACTCAGTGTCCTGGTAGTATTAAATATACTATTCAGGACACTTTATTATTTTGTGGATTTTGAAATGCAATATAATGCTTGAAACATCGTTCCTTATCTCTTAATCACAAGATATACTTACTCAAAACTGACAAGCCTCTAGATGCAAAATTGAAAGTATTTTAATTCAAAATAACTCCCCTTTAGAGAAAATGTTGAATGTTCGGACTAATGTTTAAGTTGTTGTTTAACATATTGGACACATTAATTTCACGCGTACATTATATATTATATATGATGATAAATGTTAATGATTATTAAAATATTGATATAACTTTTGGAGTTTAAGATAAAAGTATTATATTTGTAATGTATTAACAAAGTTATCTTACTATTTAACTTAATATTAAAGTTATGACTATCGCAGATATAGATTTTGATGGAACTGGCAATAATGGCTCTGGAAGTCAAGCTGGTACTGGTAATCAAGGTACTGGTAGCGGCGCTGCTGCTACTAAGGAAGATGTCACTGATTTAAACGGTGGCGGAACTACTGATATTAATAAACAACAGCAAAGTGCAGAAGGTGGTAACAATGGCACTGGAACTCAAGCTGATAATGATAATAACAGTGGTACACAAATAACTCCTGATAATAACAAAGATGGAGAGGGTGGTAATGCTTCACAAGATTCTTCTACGGGGGAGCTAGAAGTAGGTATGCAGGTAGAGTATGAAGATAATACTTATACTGTTGCAGAAAATGGAGACCTTGTAGATAAAGATGGAAATGTATTTAAACAGGCTTCAGAAGTTAAGAATTGGATGGCTTCTCTTGAAACTGAAGAAGATGGAGATCTTTCTATTTCTGCTATACAAGAAGCATTAGGAACTGAGATTACTGATGAAACTGGAAACCCTGTTCAATACACTAATGATGCTGCTGGAGTAAAAGCATATGTTGAAGCTGTTATAGAACTTAAATCTAAAGAACTTGAAGAAGGAGCTATAAATAAATTATATGCTGATAATCCTCTTCTTAAACAGTTCCAGGATTATGTTATTGTAAATGGTTCTCCTGCAGGATTTGGTGAACTTCCTGACCGTTCTGGTCTTAATGTTGATAAAGATAATGTAAATCAACAAGAAGCCATAATTAAAATGGCTGCTAAAGAATTTGGTAATATGTCTCTTAATGATAATTACATTAAGTATTTAAAAGATACTGGTGGTTTATATGAAGAGGCTGTTAATCAACTTAAAGCTCTTCAAGAGAAAGATAAAGCTGTTCGTGTTGAAATTGAAAAAAGAGCTGAAGCTGCTAAAGCTAAAGAACTTGAAGAGGTAAATGCGTATTGGAATAAAGTTAATGATGTTATCAATAGCAGACTTATTGCTGGATATAAACTTCCTCAAAGTGTTGTAAAAGAAGTAAATGGTAGAAAACAAACTCTTACACTAAGTGACTTCTATAATTATCTGTCAAGGCAAACGGAGGTTGATGCTAATGGTAATCGAATTACTGCATATCAGAGAGACTTAGAAAATGAAAGTGATGACGATTTGCTTAATCGTGAACTTATTTCGGCTTGGCTTATGTTTACTGATGGTACTTATAAAGATTTAATTGACATGGCTGTCAAAGAAGAACAAGTTAGAGTTCTTCGACTTAAGTCTAAAGAAAGGAATACCAAGAAAACAGTTAAAGTGGTTAAGCCTCAAGGAGATAAAGCAGACAAAAATGACATTATTCTAAGTTAACCTCTACAAACGTTTAACAAATAATTAAAAGTATGTACAAACTTAGAGAAGTATCTCGTGGTAATTATGATGACCGTGGTTACTCAAATGAGGAAACTATTGCTAATCTTGCTATTACCAAAGCTGCGGAAATTAACAACATCTTAACCTATACTTATGGTTTTGATGATGATAGGTTCCCGCTTACGTTTATGACTGAAGGTCAAGGTACTATCGGTACTGTTGACATTGACACTGTTCAGTGGACTTGGAAGACTATGGGTCGTACTAAGTTCAATGACTATGTTGTTTATTTTAATACTGCCAACACTACTCCAGGTAAAGGTGGTGCTATGATTGAGGTTGAATTTGCTACTCATTGGTTTATTGAGCAGTATGGTTTGATTGCTCCTGATGGTATTACTCAGGTTCGTATCATGAAAGACCTTGGTCCTGGTCCTCACGGAGGTTACTTATATCGTCTTAAGTTAACTACTCCTAATCCTAATGCCTATATTGACGCTGATAACTTAGCTGTTGGTAAGTATTGGACTCTTACTGCTCCTACCATTCCTGAGAGTTACTCTAAGGGTAACCGTAGTAATGTTATGGGACCTGGTAAGATGACTTCTCAGCTTGAGTTCCATCGTTATTCTAAGGAAATTGCTGGTAATCTTTCTAACGTTATTGTTACTTACGAATTTAAGACAAAGGGTGGTGGTACTACTAATCTTTGGATTAATGAAGAGATGCGTCAGCATGACCTTCAAATTCGTGTAATGGATGAAGAGCGTCTGTGGTTTGCAGAGTATAACCGTCTTGAAGATGGTACTATTCCTCTGATTGACCCCGATAATGGTAATCCTATTCCTCATACTGCTGGTATGCAGGAGATTTGTCGTGAGTCTAACTATGATACCTATGGAGAGTTCCTTACTCTGAATAAGGTTACTCGTACTATTGGTGACTTACTTGACAGAACTTCTGATACTGGTTCTATGGAAGTAGTCCTCTTTGCAGGTAAAGGTTTCATGGACGACTTTGATATGGCTATTCGTACTGAAGCAAATGGTAATGGTTTTGCTACTCCTCTTGGTGACAAGATGATTGATGAGGAAGGTGGTTATCTTTCTTATGGTAAGTATTTCCGTACATATAAGACTTCTGATGGTCATATTATCACTGTTAAGCCTTTGTCTTTCTTAAGTCGTGGTAGTATTGCTGACACAGACCGCGCAAATGGTAATATCCATCCTCGTACTGGTCTTCCTATGTGTTCTCACCAGGCGTTTATGATTGATATGTCTACTTATGATGGTATTCGTAACGTTCGTAAGGTTCGTCAGAAGGGTCAGATTTATCATCAGGGTGTTTACAAAGGTTTGACTCCTATTCCTGCTTCATGGGGTGCTGTTCCTAATAATAGCATTTCTACAACTGTAGATAAGAGTTCTTACGAGATTAAGAACAGCTATGGTTTGCAGGTAAACAACGCATCTAAGATGATGCACTTGAAGTGTGTACTCTAATTAATAACGATTAAAAGATTATAACAATGGAAGCAAATAAACCTAATACTCAAGGTGCTCCAACTAATGTTACTGGAGGAACAGTTGCTCAGAATGCAGCTGCTAAAGAGGCTGAACTTAATGAACCATATATTGATAAGCGTAGTGTGATTATTGCTCCTGTTCAGGTGTTTTCTGCTTATCGTAATGCTAATAAAGCTAGCATTGGTCCTCGTAAGACTGTGATTGGAAGTTCTATTAATTCTAGTCGAGTTCTTTCCTCTAATAAGGGTGAAGTTGAGGCTTATTTTCCTGAACTTGTCGGTCTTTCTCCATCTAATCCAGATTTTACTACTCGTGTAAAAGCATATTTGAATAATATTTCTTTTAACGTAAGTGAGCAAGGTAGTCCTTTAAACATTTCTTTCCATTATAATCATAAGAGTGATTATCTTAAGATTAAAGCAGAGGAAGATAAAATTAATGCACGACGTGATGCAGTAGCTAGAAATAATACTGCTGCTATCAAAGAGGCTGTTAAAACTTGGGTGAATGAGATTAATGAACTCGAAAGCACTAAGTATAAATACGGTCGTCCTGAAAACGTTGAGAATTATCTTATGTATCGTCATTGTATTCTTTATCGTGACGTTGCTAAAGATACCGCTTTGATTAATTCTGATGCTGGACTTAGGTTTTACATTCGTGATGAGAATAAGGAAGCAGAACGTGCTAAGAGAATGCTTGACGAACGTAAGAAAGCAATGCGTAACTTCTTGGCTCTTGAAGCTAGTGACAAGAAAACTGACGCAGTATATATTCAAATGGTTGTTAGCACTGGTGGTAATATCGGAGAAGCTCTAATTAAAACAAAAGACCAAAAGACTGCTGCATTAATGACATATCTTAATGAAAATCCTGACAAGTTTAATAATTTGTATGATGATAAGAATGTTGAAATGAAAGCATTTATTGAGGCTCTTATTGCTAGAGGGGAGCTTATTCGTCCAGAGTTCAATCAACAAATTTCTACTGCTGATGGTACATTTATTGGTAGTAATATCAATGAAGCTGTAGCTTATTTTAATAATCCGAATAACGCTGCTGTACTTGAAGTTATGAAGAATAAATTTAAGTTACTCTAATTCCTATCGGATATGACAATCGCAGAGATGCACGTATGGTTTAGACAGTATGCTCAGCAAATGGGTATGCAAAACGTTCGTGCTATTCTTCCAGAACAGATTGATAATCTTATCAACACATCCATTAAAGATACGATTGATGAGGTTATCAATCGTAATGTAGGAACTACTAACGACCGTGTTATTACCGATAATGCTAAGCTTGCTAATATCAATGCTCTGCGTACTTTATACAAAGTTAAGACTGTTAGTATAAATGACGTTCCTGTTGGAGAAGAAACAGCTAGAAAAGTCTCTGAATATGGTAACGACCCTTATACAATGCGGTCTACTACTATTGGTGAAGTTGCTTTGTATTATGTAGACTTTGCTATTCGGTATAATCTTAGCAGTAATAAAAAGAGTCGTTGGTTTCCTATTCGTATCATAGACGATGCCTATCTTGCTGATGTACTTAATGACTGGGTTCTTGCTCCTAGAATGAGAACTCCTGTCATGGTTGTTTACAAAGATGGTTCCCAAGGCGCTGGAGTAGAGGATAGTGTATTTGAAGTATATGTAGGTGAAAATAATACTACAGGTGTTTCTAGTGTAGCAAATACTGCTACTATATCAGAAATAAGATGCTCGTATATTAAGAAGCCTAACACTGTTCAATATTTAAGTGATATTGGTGGAACCAATGTAGATTCTGATTTGCCTGAACAACTTCAAATTCCTATGCTTAAACACGCTGTAGACCTTTATAGAGCATCTATTCAAGGCTCTTTGTTTGCAGCTCAGCAACAGAATCAAGAGCAACAACGTGAATCAGTAAGAAATGAAGCACGTCCAGATAATGAAGGTTATCAATCTTAATACAATTTAATAGACAATGAAACAATTATTTATAGTTAAAAAGACTGCGGCTCTCAATGGTGGTGCTGCTAAGCCGCAGGATGTTAGTGCAATGACTGAAGGTTCTATTGGCTTTTATAAGTTAAGCGATGACTCTGCTTGGCTTGCTGCAAAAGCCACTGAGGACTTTGCCATTGTTGGTGGTACTGGCGCTAATATGCCTAGCCGTGTTTTTCCTGAAGTAGACTTCAGTACTCTTAAAGTAGTCCTTACGGAGCCTGCAAATGCTGTTGCTTTTACAGCAAGTGTTACAATTCCTACTCCTGTAGTTGGAAAAGATTATACTCTTGTTCTTGTTAAACTTGGTACTGTAGCTCATCAGCGTAATACTTGGAGTGCTACTGTTCGTGCAAACGGTCAAACTGCTGCTCAGATCGCTACTGCTCTTGGTAATCAACTTAGTAATTTTGCTCAAGGAGGTACTTATGAGTCAGGTGGTGGTGTTAACGTTACAGTAACTGTTTCTAATGCTCAAATCACTGTTACTGCTAATGTTGCTGGTGAACAGTATGAACTTAAAGCAGGTGATGCTTTATTTGGAACTACTGTAACAACTACTCGAGCACAGCCTGCTATTGGTGATAAAGCATATATCGAAAAGCTTGCTCAGCAGTGTGCTGCAGACCGTGGATTTAATTATCTTGACTCTGAGTCTAAAGATATTTATCCTGGTTATCCTGAAGCAATTGAAAACTTTACATATAACATTATCAGTCTGCATTTTGCTACGAGTCGTAAGTCTGGTAAAACTGGCGATGAGGCTGTATGGCAATATGTACATATTGCTGTTCCAACAGGAGCAACTGCACTTACTGCTATTAAAACCATTCTTGGTCTTGTTGAGGCTAGTAATCCTACCACTTAAAAGAAGAAATGCTGACATCTCTTTTACGGGGGAGGTGTCAGCTCTTTTCGTATAATTAATGAAAAGGATAAAATGGATGACTTTCAGACAATAAATGATATTGTTAATGAAAGTGTTCGTAATTCCTCTTATTATACAGTAGCCATTTCAAGTTGTGTATTTATTCTTTATACTTTAATTGTCCAACTTATTGGATATTTTAAAAGTAAAAGTAAGAATAAACCTCTTCTTGAAATGGCTAATGCTCTTAAAGAGAATACAGCTAATATAGTTAAACTAAATGGCGTTTTAGATAAAACTTTACAAGATGCTGAAAGAAAGAATATTCGTCAATGTGAAGATGCTATAAGAATGGGATTTAATTCTTTTGCTCTAAGAATAGGACAAGAAATAACTTCTATTATAGCTCATAACAATATTGATAAGAATAAAGAGTTAATTATAGGTAATATAAATAAACTTGTTAGTACTGAATATTATAAACTTTATTCTGTTCTTTCAGCTTACGAAATAAATGAAGCAAACGTTGCTAGTAAACTTAAAGATGAATGGATAAGAGAAATAGCGGACAATGTTATAGCTATTGTTTATGATGGGCAAGACGCTATATCTAGAATAACTCACATTAATAATAGATTAAATATTTCTGTTAGTGAGTATTCGACTTATATAAATAATAAAGTTTTTAACACATAAGGTTTATGTTGTATAACGATGAAACTAAGCAATCAGCACTTGATGCTCTACATGATAGAGTGTCAAGTGTTGTTGATATTTCAATAGCTCTATTATCAGAAGGATATATTCCTAATAAGAATAAAGCAATAAAACTTCAGTGGAGTTTGGTGCTTATAGATGCTTTTGAAAACATAGATGTTCTTTCTGTTGAACAACATACCAAACTTGAGAATCTTTATAGTAAAGTTATGGGATTATGAACAGAAGAGAAATTGAACCTGAATATATTTACCTTACAATTCCTGCTGAATATGTTTGCGTATATCATAGAATTTTAGCTATGCTTGCTGATTTTGGTGAGGATATGTTAAAAGATTGTAAGGCTTCCTGTACTGATAGAAACAGTGGTATTATAGAATGTTATAATATGTTTAATGCTGCTGTTGCTGCAAGAGCTATAGGACAAGAGAAAAAAGCTACACTTATTATAAATTACATTAAAGCAAAAATAAATCAAATTTATAAAAGTGAAGATAATTCTACCAGCTTTGTATTTCCTATTGATGAAAATGGAAAACTTAAAGCTTTTGTAAGTTGTAACGACAGACCTAGATTTTGGGTAACTGGCGAAGAACTTTATGAACAAGAACAACAATTAGGTTTCGAAGAAACATATTCTTTAGATGATGAAAATAATCCTAAAAATTGTTATATAGAACCTTTTGATTTTACTTGTGAAGCTAGCTTTGAAGATGGTAGAATTATAGCTACTCTAAAATATTTTTATAATGGCTCCCCCGTAGAAGAATCTGCACTAGAAGATATAACTACTGAGTATTATGTTAATGGACAATTTGTTCCAGACTTATCACAATATGAAGTAGAAGCTAATATAACTGTAGCTTTAAAAGTAGTTTCTTATTATAAGGGTGCTGCAACTAGTCATACTTACGCAATAGAACTTATTTGATATGGAATTAAATATTGAAGATTTAGGAAATGTTGGTATAGTTGTAGAGGATTGGAATATTAATAATTCTTATAGTCCTAGAACTATTACTACAGATTATACAAGCTGGATTACATATATAAGTAGAAAAAGAGTTCCAGCTGGTATTGAACTTACTAACGAAAATTATTGGAAACCTATATTTAGACTAGATAAAACATTAGCTTTCAATTATGAAACCTTTAAGAAGACTATGACTGATAAGATGGATAATCTTAAGTATCTTGTTGATAGTTTTCTTGAAAATGCTAAAGAAGATTCTGTTGCTCTAGCTAATGAATTTGGCAATAGTAAAGTTGTAGGTGTAAATCAATATACATTAACTACTGCCGTTAATGAACTTTATGGAATCCTTGAAGATATTACTGGAAATAGCTATCAAGGTATTGATATGGAAGTATCTCCAAAATATTATGTTGGAGAAGAAGGTGCTACAGTAAAAGTAACTGCAACAACAGTTCTTACTAATGGCGTGTTTGAACATATTGAAATATATTTCAATGGTAGCCTTGTTGCAGAGTCTGATAATACTGATTACTTTGAGTATGATGGTGAGATAACAGAAACTACTGTTGTTAAATGTGTTGCTAAGATTATGGGTATTGAGTATACTAAGCAAGATGTTATTACTCACCATGCTTCTTTCTGGTTAGGTGCTGGAAATACTTATTCTTCTATAATGGATGAAGCACATGTTATTCCTATAACTAATGGTATGAGAGGTGCTTATCCTGTCACTGTTAATCAAGGAAACCACATCTTTGTAATAGTTGGTGAGTCTCTTGCAGACGCTTTCATTCGTGCTGATATGAATTCTATTGAGATTCCATTTACTGAGAGCACTGTTACTGTAGATGGGAATAACTATAAAGTATTTACTAGTGTGAATACATATGTTGCTGGAACTTATAATGTTGATATTAACGGATAAATAGATATGGGAAGACCTAATGTAAATGTAAATGTGTATGGTAATAAGTCTGGTATGACAAAGACTTATAGTACTGTTGTTTTGAAACAAACAAAAACAGTTGCTGAACAACTTGTTGATACTGATACAATTTATGAAATAAGGTATGACTTTAACCTTGATGGAGAAACTATTACTATCCCAAAGGATTGTATTTTAAAGTTTAACGGAGGCAGCTTTAGTAATGGTATACTTATTGGCACTGATAGCTTTTTAGATTCTATTCCTACAAAGGTAATAGACAATGTTACTATTAAAGGAAGTTGGCTCAATAACATATTATTCCCTGAGTGGTTTGGTGCTAAGGGTGATGGTGTGACTGATGATACTGATGCCATTCAAAGTACGATTGATGCAGCCTTATGGAGAACAGAGGAAGGCTCTGGTGTAACTGATATCAGACTATCTGGTAACTACGTCATATCTGACACGATTAAGATATATTCTTTCATGTCCTTTGGTGGAAAGTATGAGACTCATTGTGAGACTTGTCCTAAACTTATTGGTTGTAGCGGTTTTAGTGGCAACCTTATAGAGCTTGCATATTATGTTACAAGACCTTCAAGAATTAATATCCATAATCTATATCTACAAGGCAATAATTATGGTATTGTAGTTGAAGCTGGTCAAGGGCTTATGGACATAAAAATAGATGAGATTTATTCAAATAATCTCAAGAGAGTTGTTTCTTTTGAAGGGTCTGGTTCTAATGTCCTGACATTTAAAGACATCACCATCAATAGAGTTCGTCTTGACACAAACTGTGAGATACCTATATATATAGACTGTTCTGGCTATGTGTATGGTATACATATCATTGAATGCTATTGTGCCAGCACAAAGGTTGGTGGTGTGTTTATCAACGCAGGTTCTGGTGTCACCACTCCTAACATCATAGAAAAGTGTACCTTTGACCACTGTGGTGTTGGCTATGACCTTGACCTGTATAACGATTATGGTGTGTTTGCTGTCAAGTTGACGATTCCCTTAGGTGTTACGCATATCAATGACTGTTATTTTGAGACTGACTGCCCACTGAAATCCAATTCAGAAGCTGCTCAGACCAAGCATGGTTATGTAGAAGCAAAGACACCTGCTGGGTTTACTTATATAACAAATCCTGATTTTACTAAAACAGGTGAGATTATATTTAATGGTCATCCTGTAAGTAAAGCGACGAGTAACTCTGGAAAACTGATTGTTACTAACTGTCACTTTAGTTATAACTATCAGATTATATCTCTCTTAAATGGTGGTAATCTGATATTTAAGGATAATGATTTGTATTTCCCAGGCGACAGTAGCTATGGTATAGCGGATACCCCAACATTCCCTGTTGGCAATTCGATTGTCAAGGTTCTTAAGAGTAGCAGTGACTTTAATATCAATCTTTGTCGGTATATCAATCTACAGATAGAAGACTTTAAGGCAACGAATGATGCTAATGGTGATGTCTATAAATATCTCACTGAAGCATTTGACGTTCCAACAGATGTCAACCCTTCATATATGTGTTGTGATATAAATGTACCCTATCTGAGCAGGGTGTTTAAGTATAATAACAATTATTCTGATACCCAGTATAATAGTTGTTGTGCCGATGTTCTTTTTATTAAAGAGCCTATAACAAACCAGCATAATAGAGGGCTTCCTTCTGCTGAATGTTCCTTTGACACAGCTATTCAACTTTCCAAAGTTTATATTCAAGATGGTAAAGTAAAGAAAATAACCTTTGTGCTACTTTCAGATATTACCATTACAAATACTACAAAGTTGTTTGTGCCTGGAATTGAATATGAGTTTGTAGCTCTTAGAGAGAAGAAAACAATAACGTTTACTGATGGAGCATCAGCAAGTGCAGCACTTACTTTCAATTCAAACAATGTTACTTTTAGAAATGTGATAATAATAAAGAACGGTAGTCAATGTATAAGACTGAATAACAGTAAAGTAAATATTCTTTATGTTGATTTTGAAAAGAACATAGACAACAATACAC